AAGAACTTGAGTCTATGATTCATCCAAAGGATCATATAGATGCATTTCATGTTCCTAGCAGAGATGCTCTTAGTAATTTTTGGCAGAATGAATCAAATAAGATTCAGAATTGGAATGAGTTGTTTGATTATGATCCATATGTTGGGAGACTCCCACCAATGGATAAACAAGAAGGTTAAGATATGGTAAAATTGAATACATAATAATGCCCTAAGCGGATCCAAATGAAAAGGCTTATCGCAGTAGCAGCACTTGCTGCTCTAACAGTACCTGGTTGTGCAGAAGCACGAACAAGACTCTCAGGAGCAGGTGCATCATTTCCATCTAAGATATACAGTAGATGGTTCTCTGACTTCGCAAAGTCAGGAGGTCACAGAGTAAACTACCAAGCAATCGGTAGTGGTTCAGGTCGAAAAGCATTCCTTGATGAAACAGTGGACTTCGGAGCATCCGATGATCCTATGAAGCAAGTTGATATAGACAAAGCAAAACGAGGACTAGTTCAGATTCCTATGACAGGAGGAACGATTGCTTTCGGTTATAATATGCCTAGTTGTGATTTAAAACTTACACAAGAGCAAGCAGTACAAGTTGCTATTGGTGAGATAAACAACTGGTCACAAGTAGGATGTGATGAGCAACCTATGACTTGGGTGTATCGTTCAGATGGTTCAGGAACTACTGCTGCCTTCACAAACTCTATGAAAGCATTCAGTAAGAAGTGGAAACTAGGAACAGGTAAGTCAGTTGCTTGGCCTGTGGGTATAGGTAATAAAGGTAATGCTGGTGTTGCTGGTAGTATCAGAACTACACTAGGTTCTATTGGATATGTAAATCAATCTTATGTTAAAGGTGAAATTAGAGCTGCTCAATTACAGAATAAGAATGGTGACTTTGTTGCACCAACAGTTGAGTCGGGTGCTTTGGCACTCAATGGTATTACACTCGATGAGAACCTCGCAGGGACAAACCCTAACCCTTCAGCAGAAGGTGCTTACCCCATTGCTACCCTTACTTGGGTACTTGCTTATGAAACTGGTAATGGTAACAAGACTGAAGCAGTGAAGGATACCTTGAGAACGTTACTCTCTACAGAGTATCAAGAGAAGGCATCTGTGCTAGGTTATGTACCACTCAGAGGTGACATCCTTGAGAAGTCTCGTGCTGCTGTCGAAAGGATATCTAAATAGTATACTAACAATTTTATAATGACTGCTCCAACTTTAACAGACTTAATTTATATTAAGAGAAATTTCTTAAGTCCAGAGCACTGTAAATATATCATTAATGAGTTTGAGACAAGTCCAAACCCACCTCAACAAGAACATTGTCCTCAAGCCTTTAGTGGTGTAGATACATACTCTACATTTTCAGTTAAGGATTCTCAATATAGAAGTGCTAGCTTCTATATGATACATGAAACTATTGAACAGACTATTAATGAGTATTGGGATTACACTGATACTTTTGGTGCTTTTCATGTTGCTAGAAGGGGCAGTATGTTATTCCCTCATAGGTATCGTCTTATGAAATATGAAAAGGGATCTTGGATACATCCTCATGTAGATCATGATACTGGTATCTATGGTAGTTGTACTATAAATTTAAATACTGACTATGAGGGTGGTACATTTGCTTTTTGGGGAGGACTTCATAAAGTTAAGTTGGGATTGGGTGATGTGATGATTTGGCCAGCAGATTATTTCTGGGTACATGAAGTAGAGGAAATTACAGCAGGTACTAGGTATTCTGCAAATTGTTTTTTATGTAGAGAACCAATGCATTTACCAGAAGAATGCAAATATAATATCAGGGGATGTGAGCCTGCTTTTACATGAGTGCAATTCATTTAAAGCAAGAGTTTAAATACTGTGAAGGTATACCTTGGGATGATGTTGTAGATAAAATTAATAATGAATACAAAGAAGGAACATTATCCTTCTTTTCTTTTCATCAGTTACATAAAGGTCCGACTCAAGAAGGTGATGACATCTACGGATTTATGGATGGATATTTACCAAATAATGAGAAGGTGAGTCCACCAACATTCGGATTACATAATGAGTATCATCCAAATAGAATAGGTGATGTTGCAGAGATGGTTAGACAACGATGGCCTGCTAAAGAGATGCAAGTGTTTGCTTCTCTAGGTGGTGGAGGAGCAACTTATGGTAAGCATAAAGATCCTATGAATGTATTACTTGTTCAGTCTGTTGGTACTATGAGGTATGATGTTGAAGGAATAGGTATGATAGATGTTAAACCTGGTGATGGTATATACATTCCAAAAGAAACATATCATTGTCCTTATGTTATAGAACCAAGAATAACTTTGAGCTTTGATATATAGTGTACAACAAAAGAGACCTGAAGGGTCTCTTTTTATATGGAGATTTAAATGAATGTTTATTTAAATTTGAAGCAAACTAATTATGGTGGTGAATCAGATCTCTTGACACTTGATGTGCCTTCGAGTTATACTGAGGAACTATTACGATATGTTAGACCTATTGCTGAAGAAAAAAATGTACCTGAGTCTCGTATACTTAAGGACATTATAAAAGAATCAATTAACGAAATCCAGAGGAGAAACTATGAGCGTAAGAGTCGTAAGAATGCGAAACGGTGAAGACGTAGTAGCCGATTTGTATGAAGTGACATCTAAGGAAGACACTGAGAAGCCAATAGCATTTCAGTTACGTCATCCTTACAATCTGTATCTAACAGATCCAGCACCTGTAGGTGATGGAGAAATAAGAAAACTATCTTCACCAGAGATTAGTTTTCAACCCTGGGCACCATTTTCAAAAGACCATACCATCATGCTTAAACTTGATGAAGTGGTGAGTGCTTATGAAACCTTTGACGAGGTTATTGACAAATACAACGAACTAGTGGAGGCAGTTACACATGGAGGAGGAGATGATGCAGCAGCAGTTGAAAGTGATACTGCTGAAACAGAGACAGGAGTACCTGTTGGGGAAGGTGACGGAGCTGGATGAGGAACCTACTATCCTTATAGAAAGATGTTATGAGGTTATCTCTGAGGAAGAGATTGTACCTTTCCCATCATTTACAGCACAACGAGATGTCTTCTTGACATCTGATACGATTATGAGTATACTAGACCCAAGTCCAAACTTGGTTGAATTATACAACAGTAAATGAGTCAGTTCTACACCAACATTCAACTAGCTGGCGACACTATCCTCTATAGAGGATATCAAGATGGAGACCCAGTACAATTTCGTACTAAGTTTTCTCCTACTTTATATGTTCCTTCTAAAAAGAAGGAGAAGTATAAGACACTTGATGGTAGATCAGTTGCTCCTATGGAGTTTCTAACTGCTAGAGATGCACGAGAGTTTATTAAAAAGTATGATGGTGTAGAGAATTTTGAAGTGCATGGTTATGAACGTTTTGTATATCAGTATATAAGACGTGAGTTTCCTGATGATATTGATTATAATATCAATCAGATGAAAATCTTTGCATTGGACATTGAGGTTCAATGTGAGAATGGATTCCCTGATGTAGAAGCTGCAGCAGAAGAGATGCTTTCGATTACCATTAAAGATATGGTATCGAAAGAATTTTTTGTATGGGCAGTTAGAGAGTTTGAAGTACCTGATGGTGTCAAAGCATTTATCTATGACACTGAAAGGGAAATGCTCACTCACTTTATTAGGTGGTGGGTAGAGAATACACCAGACATACTTACAGGATGGAACGTTAACCTATATGACGTACCTTATATTGCACGTAGGGTGAATAGGATATTGGGTGAGAAGTGGATGAAGTCATTATCACCTTGGAACAGAGCAAACGAAAGAGAAGTTTATGTACAAGGACGTAAAAATTATGCTTACGATGTGTCTGGTATCAACATTCTTGACTATCTTGACCTTTACCGTAAGTTTACTTATACTAACCAGGAATCATACAGACTCGATCACATCGCTTTTGTGGAACTAGGTCAGCGTAAGGTAGACCATAGTGAGTATGATAACTTTAAAGACTTCTATACATCTGATTGGCAGAAGTTTATTGAATACAACATCCAAGACGTTGAGTTGATTGACAGATTGGAAGATAAGATGAAGTTGCTTGAACTTGCTATAACTATGAGTTATGATGCTAAGGCAAACTTCGAGGATGTATATTCTCAGGTACGCATGTGGGATACTATTATCTACAATTACTTGAGTGATAAGAACATCGTTGTCCCACCCCGAAAGGGATCTAAAAAAGACGAAAAATACGCAGGTGCTTATGTCAAGGAACCGATTCCAGGAAAGTATGATTGGGTGGTCAGTTTTGACCTTAATAGCCTGTATCCTCATCTTATTATGCAGTACAATATCTCACCAGAGACCCTCTGGGAGACTCGACATCCCAGTGCGAGCGTTGAGAGGATCTTAAATGAAGAGGTATCAGACTTTAATTCAGAATATGCAACCTGTGCAAATGGAGCACAGTATAGAAAAGATGTAAGAGGATTCCTTCCAGAGTTGATGGATAAGATGTATGGAGATCGTGTGGTCTTCAAGAAGAAGATGATACAAGCAAAGAAAGATTATGAAAAGAAACCATCAAAGGCACTTGAAAAAGAAATCGCAAGATGTAATAATATCCAGATGGCAAAGAAGATATCACTTAACAGTGCTTATGGTGCTATTGGCAATCAGTATTTTCGATATTACAAATTGGCTAACGCTGAAGCCATTACCTTAAGTGGTCAAGTTTCTATCCGTTGGATAGAAAATAAGATGAACCAAAAGATGAACAAAGTTTTGAAAACAGAGGAGGTTGATTATGTTATTGCTTCAGATACTGATTCCATCTATCTTAATTTGGGTCCTTTGGTTGAGGCTGTATACAAGGGGAGAGAGAAAACTAGTGAGGGCGTTGTTGGGTTCCTTGACAAGGTGTGTGAAAATGAACTTGAACCTTTTATTGAAAGTTCTTACCAAGCGTTGGCCGACTACGTAAATGCATATGATCAGAAGATGTTTATGAAACGTGAGAACATTGCTGATAGAGGTATATGGACTGCTAAGAAGAGATATATTCTAAACGTATGGGATAGTGAGGGTGTTCGTTATGATGAACCCAAACTAAAGATGATGGGTATTGAGGCAGTTAAATCTTCTACACCTGCACCTTGTCGTCAGATGATTAAGGATGGTCTTAAGATTATGATGAATGGTACAGAAGATGAGGTAATTAAGTTTATTGAGGATTCAAGAAAGAAATTTAAGACATTACCACCAGAAGAAATTGCCTTTCCAAGGTCAGCAACTAATGTAGAAAAGTATAAGGGATATTCTACAATATATGCCAAAGGAACTCCTATACATATACGTGGTGCCTTATTGTATAACCATTATGTTAGTAAGCATAAGTTAGATAATAAGTACTCTCTCATTCAAAATGGTGAGAAGATTAAATTCTGCTACCTGAAGAAACCGAATATTATTCACGAGAATATTATTTCTTTTATTCAGGATTTTCCGCATGAGATTGGTCTTGACAAGTATATCGATTACGATTTACAATTTGAGAAGTCTTTCGTAGAACCACTTAAGATTATTCTTAATGCCATTGGATGGGATGTTGAGAAGAAAGCAACTTTGGAGGCATTTTTTTCCTAATGCAATTACCTATAACCGAAAAAGATCTAGATACAATTATCAATGCCCTTTCTTTAGGTGGAGATACTAGACTCTATTTTCTACTAAAGAATGTTCGTGATAATAACAATCTACAGAAAGATAAATTTGATATGGCTGAGTGTGACATCTAATGTTTTTTGAAAAAGTGAGTCTCGTTACTGGTGGTTTTGATCCTATACATAGTGGACATATATCATACTTTAAACGAGCAAAAGATTTATCTAATTATCTTGTAGTTGGATTAAATACTGAAGAATGGTTGACCCGTAAGAAAGGTCAGTACTTCCAATCTTGGAAAGAACGTGCAGAAATCATTCGTCATTTAGATATGGTGGATGCAGTTATATCTTATGATGATTCTGACGAATCTTCTTGTGAAGGTATTGCTAAATGTTTAGACATTGCACAGACTGTTATTTTTTGTAATGGTGGTGATAGGGGTAAGACAAATACTCCCGAACTTGTCAAATATGGAAATGATGCTAGAGTAGAGTTTAAGTTTGGTATTGGTGGGGATGATAAAATGAACAGTAGTTCTTGGATCCTTCATGGATATTTTGAGCGTCAACGTAAACTATTAGGAATATGACCTTATCAACTCAAGTACAAGAGTCTCTAAGAGACGCACAAGGAAATCTACGTAATGCATTAGCATATGCAGCACGTACTGAATCCGCTTATACAAGTAAGCATATTGCTGATATGTTATCTAAGATAGAAGCAATTATTGATGCAGAAGATTTTATCCATCAAGTAGAAGAGAACTTTGGAGGAGAGGAATGATTTTAGTATTCATTATTGTAGGATTACTATTCTTTATTATGGGGTATGGATTATACCTCACTATAGGACCAGGTAAAGTAGATTTACGTGATCCTATTGATGAACATGCCAAGATGCATGAACTAGGTATTGCACATGGGCATGGTGGAAGTAAAGATGCTTATGAAATGTCTGGTAAACTTGAACACAATCATGATGATTAATTATGGAATTACCAATTAACAAAGAAGAATTTGATGAAATTGTTGATGCTCTTTGTAGTGAGCATTGGGAACCTAGTAAAAGAGAGTTTAGAGATAAACTTTATCAAAAAATGAAGTTAGTTAAGGAAGTTATGGATGAGAATCCTGATGGTCCTTATAAAAAAATACTTCGTGAACAACATGGAATAGCAGCATAATGGATTTTTTAAAAGAAATAGTAAAAGAAATCGGTGATGACTACACCCAACTCGCCAAAGACATCGATGGAGAAGAACGATACATCGACACAGGTTCGTACATCTTTAACGGATTGGTTAGCGGCTCCATTTTTGGTGGTGTATCTACTAATAAGATTACTGCCATCGCTGGTGAATCCTCTACGGGTAAAACTTTCTTCTCCCTCGCAGTTGTCAAGAACTTTCTGGACAATAATCCTGACGGTTACTGTCTTTATTTCGATAGTGAAGCTGCTGTTAATAAAGGATTACTTGAGTCTCGTGGTGTAGATTTAAATCGTACTGTTGTTGTTAATGTTGTAACAATTGAGGAATTCCGTACCAAGGCATTGAAGGCAGTTGATAAATATCTTCAGATGCCCATAGAAGATCGCAAACCATGCATGTTTGTGTTAGATTCCTTGGGAATGCTCTCTACAGAAAAGGAAATCAGAGACGCACTGGATGACAAGCAGGTGCGTGATATGACTAAATCCCAATTGGTGAAGGGAGCATTTAGAATGTTAACATTAAAATTAGGACAAGCGAATGTTCCACTCATTGTCACAAATCACACGTATGATGTCATCGGAGCTTATGTTCCAACAAAAGAAATGGGGGGAGGTTCTGGACTCAAATATGCAGCGAGTACAATCATATATCTTAGCAAGAAGAAAGAAAAAGATGGTAAAGAAGTCATTGGAAACATTATCAAAGCAAAGACTCACAAATCACGTTTAAGTAAAGAGAATAAGACTGTTGATATACGTCTCTATTATGATGAGAGAGGTCTTGATAAGTACTATGGTCTCCTTGAATTAGGAGAACTTGGTGGTTTGTGGAAGAATGTTGCTGGTAGATATGAGATGAATGGTAAGAAGATATATGCTAAACAGATACTTGCTAACCCAGAAGAATATTTTGATGAATATGTAATGCAGGCTCTTGATGAGATTGCAAAGAAGGAGTTTAGTTATGGCAACTAGTAATCTTTTTCCAGTCTTTCCTACTCCAATCAGTCTTTATAATTTTAGTAATGATTCCCATGAAATGAACATGGCATTAGTTACTGATATTTTTAAAGAGGAAAAGGATAATGATGGAAAGGTTAGGAGTAATATGGGTGGGTGGCATAGTAAAGGTAAGTTGGAAGAAAAGTATGAAAGTTTTAATTTACTTAGAGAACAGATAGAGATATGTTGTAATGATTATGCTAATAAGACAGGTAGTTTAGATGGTCTTGAGATAAGACAGTTATGGGCTAATATTAATAGATGTGGTGATTATAATATGGCTCACTATCATCCTGGTTCTGTCCTTACTGGTGTCTATTATCCTATTGCAGAAATTGCAGATGGTAATGCTCAGTATCAATATGCAGAAGAGGTAACTCTCATCCCTTCTTGTTGGGATGGTAAGGATGGAGGTTCAGTAGTTTTTCATCATCCTGCTTATGGTAAGCAAGATGGATTGAGAAATGGTCCTGAGGCTAGTCCTTATAGTATAGAACATTATCATTTCTATCCAGTTGCTGGTGTATTGATAATATTCCCTGCTCATCTTATTCACACTGTGACGCCATTTAAGTCACAAAAGACTAGAATAAGTATTTCATTCTGCTGTTCTTATAAAAATAATGGAACAAATTGAGTTTCTTATATTAAAGAACCTTCTTCATAATGAAAAGTATCTCAGAAAGACTATTCCTTTTATAAAGGCAGAGTATTTTCAGGACTCTAATCAGAAGATTGTTTTTGAAGAGGTTTCTAGTTTTGTGCAGGAGTATAATGAACTTCCCACAAAGGAAATTCTTACGATTGAAGTGGAAAAGAGAAGTGATATTAATGAAGAATCATTTAAAGAAGTAACTCATTTAATTGGATGTTTAGATGATAGTCCAGTAGAGTTTGAGTGGTTAGTTGATACAACAGAGAAATGGTGTAGAGACCGTGCTATATACCTTGCGTTGCTCGATTCCATTGCTATTGCTGATGGTAAGGATGAGAAGAAGAATCCTGAAGCTATTCCTTCTATCTTATCTGATGCACTAGCAGTTTCTTTTGATAATCACATAGGACACGATTATCTACAAGACTATGAAGAAAGATTCAAGTTCTATCACCAAAAAGAAAGTAGAATTCAATTCGACCTTGAATACTTTAACAAGATTACGAAAGGAGGTCTACCAAATAAAACGCTTAATATTGCGCTTGCAGGTACTGGTGTTGGTAAATCTTTGTTTATGTGTCATATGGCTGCTGCTTCTTTAATGGATGGACATAATGTTCTATACATTACAATGGAGATGGCAGAAGAAAAGATTGCTGAGAGAATAGATGCTAATCTTTTGAATATAGGTATTCAGGATATAACAGATCTTCCTAGACCTATGTTTGATAGTAAGGTTGATGGTATAGCAAAGAAAACACAAGGAAGTTTAATTATAAAAGAATATCCTACTGCATCTGCTCATTCAGGACATTTCAAATCGTTACTAAATGAACTTTCATTGAAAAAGTCCTTTAAACCTGATATAATATTTGTAGATTATCTTAATATATGTGCCTCTTCTAGGTACAGGGCAGGTAGTAATGTCAATTCTTACTCGTATATTAAAGCAATCGCTGAAGAACTTAGGGGATTGGCGGTTGAATCGAATCTCCCCATCGTATCGGCTACCCAGACTACTCGTTCTGGGTTTGGTAGCAGTGATGTTGAGCTTACTGACACAAGTGAGTCCTTTGGTTTACCTGCTACTGCTGACCTTATGTTTGCCCTTATCTCCACCGAAGAACTCGAAGGATTAAATCAGATATTAGTAAAGCAATTAAAGAACAGATATAATGATCCTACTATGAATAAGAGATTTGTAGTGGGAATTGATAGAGCAAAGATGAGATTATATGATTGTGAGCAGTCTGCACAAGAAGAATTGGTTGACAATAAACAGGAGGAGGAATATAATAATGAAGATAAGAAACCTAAAAAAGATTTTGCGGGGTTTAAGTTTTGACTATAAGAACTCATACAATTGAAAAGAAAAATCCACAACATAACCAAGAGTGGAGTTGGGATGAAACACCTGAATTTGTAGATGCTTTATTAAAATTAGAAACTGCTACAGAACTTAGAAAAAATTTGGAGAAAAAGAATGCCTAAAAGTGTTGACTTTGAAAAATATACAGAGTTTGTAAATGAAGTAACATCTAATGAGTCAAAGGATTATATTTCATTTAATTCTAGATGCTTTGAGTTGCAAACAGGTGATGATGGAATTCCTATTCATCGTCTTTTGACTGCTGCTTGTGGCATATGTGCTGAAGGTGGAGAGTTTACTGAAGTAGTAAAGAAGATTGTCTTCCAAGGTAAACCAGTTAATGAAGAAAATATATTTCATATGAAAAGAGAACTTGGAGATATTATGTGGTATGTTGCTCAAGCATGTATGTCACTTGATACTTCTTTTGATGAGATCATTGAGATGAATGTAGAGAAACTTAAAGCAAGATATCCTGGTGGAGAGTTTGATGTTCATAAATCAGAAAACAGGCAAGAAGGAGATTTATAAATATATACAGATAAACAACGTGTTATTGCAATGTCAGATATTAAAAACCTACACAGAGCATATGCTGCTGTGTATGATTCTGAAATAAAAGAGAATTTAAAGCAATCAAGAGATGAGATCAGTGCAATGAGTCTCACTCAAATGAATGATGTAGATTTATATGAGGTGGCAGAAGAAGTTCTAGAAGAAGTCTTTGCTAAGAATTCTGACATTGTAGAAGCAGAGAAATTAATTGAAGCTGTTTTCAGAAAAGCATCTGAGGGTGTTGAGTCTGAGGGTAGAGCAGATAAAATTGAAAGACTTGGTGAAGCATTTGTATCTGCTTTTGCTAGAGTAAAGGAAAAGTCAATTAGAACTGCTGTTGAGTCTTATAGTGATTATCGTAGAGGTAAGGAAATAATTGCTAAGAGAAATGATGATCCTAATAATGATCTTTCTAGAGTAAGATTACATAATGCTTTGGTGGCAGAAGATAGAAAGGTTGTTAAGAGTGGTCTTCTTTCAATGATTGAGTCTGTTGGTTCTGCTGTTGATAAGGCTTTAGGTGCTGTTGGTGATAGTGCTAAGGAAGTTGGTAAAGCAGCTGATGCTGCACCAAAGATTGGAAGTAAAATTCTTAAAAAAGCGGGTAAAGCAGTAGGACGTGTTGTAGGAACACCAATAGGTGTAGCGAAATCAATTAAAAAAGGATTTCAAGATGGAACTAAGAGTGAGGCATATACAGTAACTCGTGCTGACATTAAAGGTAACACTCCTGCTGCTCAAGGATTAAAAGCAGGTAAGAAGAATGTAAAGACTGGTAAACCACTTTACAAAGCTGCTGATCATCTTAAGAATGAAGTTGAATATGATAACTTAGATAATGATCTTTTACAATTTATAGAAAGTT